AGTTTGTTGAATTGTGCAGATGGTGGAGCCGCATATGATGAATCTAACATTTCAAGTGCATATAAAACAAATACAAGTTTATCTACTTTGAGTGTTCTTATAGGTGCATTTAGTAATAATGGTAGTTGTGATGGAAGTGCTCCACACGGAATGGAAGAGTGTAGAGGAGCATACGACCAATCTGGTGGTGGTGGAAGATAAGAGGTTTTTTAAAAGGTTATGAAAGGTAGAGCAGCTGAAGCAAAATATACATTCACAGAAAATCAAATATTAGATACAGAAATTGGTTGGGAAGTAATGTCTGATTGGGAAGACCCGATAATGGTCAAACACGCAGAAATAGTTACAAAAAATGGTGGTGATATTTTAGAATCTGGATTTGGTATGGGTATTAGTGCAACACACATACAATCACACGATATTAACTCACATACAATTATAGAAATCAATGATGATGTATATGAACGACTATTAATATGGGCAGAAGATAAACCAAATGTAATTCCTGTTAAAGGAGATTGGGCTGAAGATATTCCAGACAAACAATATGATGCGGTATTTTATGACCCTTATGGTGATATGATGAATAAAAAAGGATTTCCCTGGTTAATTGCACCATATTGTAAAGAAGGAACAATATTGAGTTGGTATAACAATCTTTTACAAACAAGTTCTATTTACTCATCAGGATATGAAAAAGTGTATCATTATTGGAATAACGATAGAATTACTTATCACGAAGTAGAATTAGAAATCCCTGATAATGCACGAATACAATGGTATTTAGAGGGAGAAGGGAATATTTATTATGCACCAGAGTTAATTATTGGTGAAAATGATAATAGAGATGAATTTAAAAGAATTTGGATGGGAAAAAGAGGTCCCGTCTAAAAAAAATGTAATAATAACAAATAAGCTTATATTTATATACATATGACTTGGATAGTAGTAAAACAATATTTTGTAACGGGTTCTAATGACCCTGATTGGGCAGAACAATCACATTGGTGGGCTCAACTTAGTGGTTCAGAAACACAGACTTACTCGTTTGATAGCGAACAAGACGCGTGGGAAAAAGCTGTAGAGTTACAAAACGAAGACTCAACAGGTCGTAAATATAAAGCAGTAAAACTATAAGGAGTTACAATGGCTGAAAAAACAAAGTTAAAAAGTCAATTGGGTTCAGACGAATCAACTAAATTCACAGATGAAGAATTACAATCTTTACAAGAGTTACAAAATACTTATGCAAGTATTTCAACTCAGTTTGGACAAATTAAAGTTGGTCGTATCAATTTAGAAAGACAACTAAATGCACTTGATGAAGCAGAAGACAATCTTGAAAAAGATTGGGAAACAAATCGTCAAGTAGAAAATGATTTAGTTAAAATTTTAAATGAAAAATACGGAGCAGGAACTTTAAATCCACAAACAGGTGAATTTACCCCGAATCCAGTTCAAGAATCAGAAAATAACTAAAAAAAGTAGTCCTATATATATCGTTTGGGAATTTTTGCATATATTTATTAGTATATTAAAAATTTCATTAATTGGAGAAAAAAAATGGCAGAAAGAATCGTTAGCCCTGGTGTATTTACACGAGAAAAAGACTTATCTTTCTTACCACAAGGAATTGGAGAAATAGGAGCGGCAATTATTGGGCCAACACAAAAAGGCCCGGCATTTACCCCGACTATTATCAACAATTTTAGTGAGTTTGAAGAGATATTCGGAAGTCTTGACTCTCGTTTTTATGTCCCTTACACGGCTAAACAATATTTAAAATCTGCTGGTACAGTAACAATTGTTAGAGTTCTCGGAATTGGTGGTTATAGTGCAGACGCATTTGTATTAAAAACCACTGGTTCATTAGCCACTGTTGGTGGAGCCAATGCAGCAGAAGGATATCCAGAATACTTTGGGAAAACTCTTGCAATATTAGCATCTACAAGACTTGGTGGAACAACTGGAGCTACTATTAGTGATGGACTTGTTGACCAAAGAGTAGCACCTTTAACATCTTCTTATTTAGATGTTTCGGGTTCTACAACCTTACAGAAAACAATTTCATTTAACACAGGTAGTGAGTCTTATATCGACAAACTAATAACAAGTGACCCACAAAACAATACTGAACCAGTATATTTATACAAAAACTTTAAATCTTTTCACGGAGATATAACAGGAAAACTATCAGGTAGTTTCGTAACAGCAACATATGATTCAACTGGACTAAACCACCAGAGTGGTTCAACTGGATTTGATTCAGCAGGAACAGCATCTTCTTGGACAGGTAATGTAGATTATGAATATGCAAGAACACCTTATATACAATCACAGAATATAGGTGGTCAAAGATATAGTTTATTCAGAGTTTACACTCGTTCACACGGAAGTAATATTAACAGTGAATTAAAAGTTAATATTCTTAATGTAAAAGACGCTGGTAGTATAGCAGGTTCTGATTACGGAACTTTCTCATTACAAGTTCGTTCAGTAAACTTTAAGAATGATAGATTAAGACCTACTAATGACGCTGTCATAGAACAATGGGATAACTTATCATTTGACCCAGATGAATCTAATTACTTCGCAAGAGTAATTGGTGATAGACATATATCTATCGATTCAAATGGTAAATTAACTTACTATGGTGATTATCCTAATATGAGTAAACATATAAGAGTTGGAGATTATGGTGATTTAGCAACATTCCCAACTACTGTTGTTCCTTTTGGACACAACAAAGTATATGTTCCATATTACTCATCAGGAACAGCAGCAACAACTATACCAACAGCATCATTTAAGTCAGACCAAAGTTCATCAGTAGCCGACTTTGACCAAAATGCATTCTATGGTTTAAATTACAATAACTTGGATAATAGACAATATCTATCACCAATATCTCACGGTAATGCAGCTGGAGGAGCAAGTCAAGGTAGTAATGTTACTATGTCGTTGGAAAATATGTATGGTTCAGACGGAGCTACAGCAGTAGCAACTAACTATGCAGGACAAACAGAATTACTAACACTTTCAGGTTCAGCAATTGAACAAAGAAAGTTTGTAGTTCCTTTCCAATGGGGTTTTGATGGACAAAGTCCAGCAAGACAATATGCAGTTGGTTCTGATATTAGTGCAACAAATACTCAAGGATTCAATTTAGATGGAGGAGCTAAAAGTGGTTCAATCGTTTATAAACGAGCTATTAACGCAGTAAGTAATCCTGATGAATTTGATATCAATATGATGGTATTACCTGGTGTTATTCACGGAACTCACACAAATGTTACTAATCACGCAATAGATAAATCAGAAGAAAGAGCGGATACTTTCCTTATTCTTGATTCATCTAAATATGGTGATTCAGTAGATACAGTGAGAGATAATGTGAAAGCATTAGATTCAAACTATACAGCAACTTATTACCCGTGGGTTAAAGTTCTTGACGAAAACACAAACAGACCAACTTGGGTTCCGCCATCAGTTGTTCTACCTGGTGTCATTGCATTCAATGACGAGGTAGCTCACGAATGGTTCGCACCAGCTGGTTTAAATCGTGGTGGATTATCAGATGTGTTAGAAGCAAAAACAAGACTAACTCATAGTGAGAGAGATAAATTGTATGAGGATAGAATCAACCCTATCGCAACTTTCCCTGGACAGGGTGTAGTTGTGTTTGGACAAAAAACATTACAAGGAAAACCTTCAGCATTAGATAGAGTGAATGTAAGAAGATTGTTAATCGCATTAAAGAAATTTATTGCATCAACATCTCGTTTCTTAGTATTTGAACAAAATACTAATGCAACAAGAGCTCGTTTCTTGAATGTTGTTAATCCTTTCTTGGAAGATGTTCAAGCTAATAGTGGTTTGAGTGCATTTAGAGTGGTTATGGATGATACAAATAATACTCCTGACGAAATCGATAGAAATCGTCTAATAGGACAGATATTTATTCAACCAACAAGAACAGCAGAGTTTATCGTATTAGACTTCGTAGTTCAACCAACAGGTGCAACTTTCCCTGAATAATAGTTTATTTAACTGAAAAAGACCCCACTTTTCGTGGGGTTTTTTTTATTTTATAAAACTTCTAAAAAACTTCTACGGTATAATGAAATATATTTAACGATTTTTTTTAGTTTGTTATATTTATTATTGAATATAAACACGGAGATTTGTAAATGGCTAAAGTATTAGACCCAAGTGAAATAATGTTTACACCTTTTGAACCTAAAACTAAGAATAGGTTCATTATGTATATTGAAGGTATACCAGCCTTCACAATCAAAGCAATGAATAGACCAGCTATTCAATTTGATGAAGTGGTGTTAGAACATATAAATGTTAAAAGATATGTAAAAGGTAAAGGTGCATGGCAACCATTAGAAATTACATTATACGACCCAATCGTTCCTTCCGCTTCACAAGCAGTTATGGAATGGGTAAGAGAACATCACGAGTCAGTTACAGGTCGTCAAGGTTATTCAGATTTTTATAAGAAGGATATTACATTTAATTTGTTAGGTCCTGTTGGAGATATTGTTGAAGAATGGACTCTTAAAGGAGCATTTATTCAATCAGCTAACTTTGGTGATATGGATTATGGGACATCAGACCCAGTTGAAATAGCACTAACACTTCAATATGACTATGCAATATTACAATTTTAATAGGAGTAAATAATGGCATTTAGTGACATATTTAAAGATGAAAACGAATACAACGAAAAAGCAATTATAGGTTTTATGTCCTTCGGAGTAATGACATTAACAAGTTTAATTGATATAATTACTGGAGCATTCGGAAAAGAATTGATGATACAAGAATTTATCTATAATTCATTTGTATGGATTACATTAGGTTCTTTCGGTATCGCAGGTGCAGAAAAAGTAATGGGTAATGGTAATAAAAATGGTGGTTCAGCAGTAGTAGAATCAGCAGATGAAAACGACCCATATGCATAAAGAAGTTATTTAAAAGGTTTTAACAAAAGGAGTTAATCAAATGACAGAAAATAAGTTTCCTACGGAAATCGTAGATTTGCCGTCAAAAGGACACTTTTACCCAGAAGATAATCCATTATCATCTGGAAAAGTAGAAATGAGATATATGACTGCTCGTGATGAAGATATTCTCACATCAGTTAATTTAATACAACAAGGAAAAGCGTTAGACAAACTATTACAAGAGTTAATCATTGATAAAAAAATAGATTATAATGACTTGTTAGTTGGTGATAAAAACGCAATTCTTATAGGAGCTAGAATTTTAGCATATGGAAAAGATTATAATTTTTCATTTATAGATTCATACGCTCAAGTTGTAAAAGGAAAAGCAGATTTAACGGAATTAAAACCAAAAGAGTTTGATTTTTCTAAATATGAAAAGGGTGTAAATTTATTTACATATACTTTACCAAAATCTGAAAGGATATTAGGTTTTTCAATACCTTCACATAAAGACGAATTATTAGTGGAACAAGAAGTTGACGCTATTAAGAAAGTTTTTAAAGATGATAAAGAGGCAATAAACAGAGAAAATTCAACCCGTTTAAAACATCTCATTAAATCGGTTGATGGTAAAACAGATAGAGGATTTATTAATAACTTTGTTGACAATGAATTTTTTTCAGTTGAAGTTACAGAATTTAGAAACTTTGTTGTAGACACAAGTCCTGATATGTCTTTTAATACCGAAGCTGAAAATAGTAGAGGTGAAAAGGAGCAGGTGGCAGTCCCGATGACTGCTGAGTTTTTTTGGCCTAACTCCCGAGTATAAGAAAGACTTACACGAACAAATATTTCAAATCATCTTTTATTCTAAAGGTGGTTTCACATTCACAGAAGTTTATGATTTACCCATTTATCTTCGCAGATTCTATTATAAACGACTTGTTACTCAGTATGATAGAGAAAAACAAGAGCACGATAAAGCAATGAATCAAACTAAATCAAATCCACGATTTAAATAGATAAAAATATAAAACTTTTATATTTATTATTGAATACAATTCAAGGAAACTATTAACAATGAAAGAATTTAAAATAACGGAAGCTTCAAAAAAGACTTTTATGGAAAAAATTTTCTATT